AACGAAGATTAGAGCAGATCAGTCAACGTTACCAGCAGGAGATTGACCTGGCTAAGGAGCTGGAAACAAAAAAAGGAGAAGAAGTAGGCGCTATTGTACAGGAACTCACCCGACTGCAAAAAGAAGCGCTAGCAGTTGCCCGGCAGGAAATTGATGATGAATTATTCGAGGAACAGCTCGCGGCCATCGATGCACATATCGATAAAGAGATAGACCTTGAACTGGAAGCAGGAGCACGGAAACTTCAAATATTACAAGAGCAGAACGAACAAGAGGCAGCTCTAAGGGAAGAAGCTATACAGGAAGCGCTTGAGCAAGAACAAAAGAAACTCATGGCCCTAGCTAATACGGCATCTGCGGCTAGCAATATTATAGGTAGTGCGCTACAATTAGCTGGCGAAGAATTCGCAAAAAACACTGCTGCCGGCAAAGTCCTTACTCTTATTCAGATCGGGCTAAAAACGGCTGAAGGTATAGCCAAAGCCGTTGCCGCTGGTGCAGGCTTGCCATTCCCTGCTAACTTGGGGGCTATCGGTTCCGGTATTGCAGCAGTTACCACCGGCATCGCCTCTGCAAAAAAAGCACTTGCTGCTACCCCAGAGGTACCCCAGCGGGCTAAAGGTGGATGGTTCGGTGCAATCGGTGCAGATGATGGCCGACTATACCAAGCCCAGTACATTGGCCAGCCCTCTACCGGTATGTTGCCCAACCACCCTGTATTGATCAACAGTGCCGCCGGTGGCTCCGTATTAGCCAGCGAAGGCGGAGGTGCCGAATACTTCGTTTCCAATCGATCCCTGCAAAACCCTGCCGTGCTCAACTACGTCCGAGCGATCGACAACATACAACGCCACAGGCAATTCCAAGATGGAGGCTTCACCAACCAGGTTGCTCCAGCAGGCCAAGCCAATCCATTACCTGCTGCCAGCTCCGCCATCCCTGCCGAGTTGACCGATGTCCTCGCCCAGCTCACTGCCGCTATCAACCGAGGCATTTATGCCCGCCTGGATGACGATACCATCATAGATGTAAGGGACCGGTTGAATCAATTGATTGATGCGAGCGGTGGTGTATTATGAGGAAGCAAGACAAGGATATAATCGAGGCATTCCTGAAGCTACTGCGCCAACGCGGCTACTACATCCGCATCAAGGATCGGGACCAATGGCGGATGTTCTCTCGATCAGTGCAGGAAGATGAATTAGTAGAGGTATGGGAAAATAATCAGAAAAAATAGCATCAGGCCGTGACACTTCCTAATGGCCAGCACCATTAGTAATTGATTTTCATAGCTGCAATATTGAAGCGCCTGCCCATTGGGCGGGCAGTTTTTACTCAAGCAGGCCTACCGGTACCACGTCCAATAATGTATTGTCCAGTGCCTTGATTTCCTCATTGATCATATAGAGGCTCTGGCAATAAAGTTGGGTGGTAGCCAAATCCTTATGCCGAAGCTGGCGCATAATCTCCAAGGGATTCACCTTCTTCCGGAAGAGGTCCATCGCACCGGTATCTTTCCAACTGTAGAAACTCAGCCCCGTAATGTCCGCCAGGGCACCCTTCTTATGCAGAGCCTTCAAGATATTACTGTGCCGTAGATTCATTGTGTTGTGTCCACAGCAATGGCTTGGGTGAGGCTGCACACGTTCACCGAAAATCAGCCACCTCGAATTCCACTGCTCTAATCGGAATGCCCGTAGGAAAGGGATCAGTACATTGGGGATAGTAACGTTATCTGCCTCCCTGTTCTTCGTCTCAGCCGGACTCAGCCGGATAACACCTTCGCGCAGGCTGATCATATAGAAGCGCAGCCTACGCAGCTCGATTGGCCGGATGAAACAAAAAATCACTCCTTTTTCCTTAATAGGAAGTGATACGTAGAGTTGTTTCCAGTTGAGATAGCGTAGTTATTGACATACTCCCATCCATTATTCTCCATGAAGTTTAAGGCATCGATCATCGTGTTGAACACAACGGCCTTCCCGTCTGGGCCTTTGATCAACTGCGACTGAAAGGCCTTAAATTTTTGGCCATAGTCCACAACCACAATAATCTTTTGACCGACCAGGGATTTATTGTACCCCAATAGCTGGCAATATTTAATGTCCAGTTTATTAATGTCTACTCCTTCGACAGATACTTGCCCAAATGTAAACATGATTGATGTCGCGAATACGGCTACTAAGAGCGTTAGTCTTTTCATGATATTAGTTTTTAAATTCAAACAAATTCATCGTTTGCCGGCCAATACGCCGCCATCTCCTCAATCACCTTCAGCGTAGCTTGACAATCGCCAACAGCAGAATGATCTCCGGAGGGTAATTTTTGGTAGCGGTAATCTCCGTAGTAATCATTCCACTCCCCTTTGAACTGGGAATACATTTTCATGGCGCAATGATATGGATTCATGCGTAGATAACCTACACCATCCTGATCAGTAGTTTGATCTAACAATCTCTCATCATATTCAAAATTGTATATAATGATTTCTTTGCCGTCAATAATGCCTTTTATCTCTTCTTGAACTTCCACGAATGTGGGTTTCGTTTCAAGCATCTTCATTGTGATGCCATGTATGGCAGTGGCACTTTTGGGCATTCGCTTTCTTTTGGTCGGTCGAATTAGCGAATCAAATAATACATTCCCGGAGAGATCGATGACACCTATTTGGATAACTACATCATTTTTCCCCAATCCAGTTGTTTCAGTATCGAGAATTACATATTCTTCTTTATTATTCAAAACTTCTTTTGCCCAATAGACCGATTTGGCGAAGTCTTCTAAATTGGGATGACCAATGCTTTCTCCTGCGTTAAGTACAACTTCTGGTACTTTTATAGCTACAGGGGCTGGGCGATTGAACTTCTTTATTCCCTTAATAAGTAACCAAATGAATCCAAAGAATAAAGCAACTGTGATTATTTCTTCCATGTAGATGGAGGGTTTTCAGACCTATTTAACAGCTCCTCGTGTAACTCCAGCAACTCCTTCAAAATAGGAATCATAAGGTCGAGGTCTTGAGATTTAAGGTTTTTTATCTGAGCGAGTAGTTGCTGTATATAGCTGACTACCTGCACGGTGGTTTTCTCATGGTGCATGTTCCGGGGATTTAGTTTTCACAATTATTTCATACCGGGGGGTAGAGCGCAGTTTTTATGTTTCTATGTTCAGTTCTTTAGCTAGCTCTGGGGATTTCTCAATGATCAATCGTTGGAGTTCTTTTAGGCGATGCTGGAGTAATTTTGCAAATAATTCCTTGTCGCTTTCATCCAGGTCTGAGTGGCGGCGGACACCAGTTATTTCGAGATCACGTAAGATTAAGTCATCAAATGATACCTGAAAAATAGATTGAAGTTTAATTAGTCCTTCCACTGAAGGATAAGACCTGCCAGATTCATAACTGCTAATCGCTCCTTTTTTTAGACCAAGTTGCGTGGCTATATCATCTTGAGTGAATTTATTTGCAACTCTTAAATACCTGATATTCTTAGCAATATAATCCATAGGGTCTTCTCCGTCTATTTATTTTACATCAAGTCTATTCATTTTATTGCATATCTATTTTAAATAGACTATATTTGTACTGTAACGATACATATAATAAACATACAAAAAAATGCTCAAAGAAGCACTGGTCTCTCATGCGCCAAATTTGAATGAAATATTACGAGGTAATATAGAAGAAATTGCCGTGGCAACTGGTCTGCATGCACAAACCGTAGGTAGGATGCTGAGAGGAAAAGAAGAATACAGCGATGCTACAGTAATCGAGGTGCTTTCAGAAGCAAAAAAAATAATGCAACGCAGGCAAGAGCAATTCACAATATACATAGAGCTGGTAGACCAGCTAATCAGTGTGCCTACCAAATAGAGAGCGTTGCGCAAGCCCCGTATTGGGGAGGCAATCTTAGCGGAGGGCCTCCCCAATACGGGGCAAAAGAGCATGAGATCACGCAGCCGTCGCAAGGGTTTTAGGTGTTTTTGTCGGCGGCTGCTTTTAAGAACCTGCTGTTTTTTGAAATTTTTTAGACAAGTAGATTCACGACGCTGGAGGGAACGGGAGTATCCCTCCAGCTTTTGGAAGGTAGTTTTCAATACTAATATGATTTGTTATTAGCGCTCCCCTGGGGAATGCCTCGGGGGAAACTTGTAGGATGGAGCAGTCTGGTAGCTCGCGGGGCTCATAACCCCGAGGCCGGTGGTTCGAATCCACCTCCTGCAACAAAACACGAAGGCGAGCCATGGCACACGGCAACCTAATGCCGGAAATAGTGTGCCGGTCAAAAAAAAAGGCCCCTACCCTGCACGGTAGAGACCTATTGTGAAATAGTTTCAAACGCAAAGTTATGAGTTTTTTTAACCAAAATCAATTTGATGAAGAGGAGGCTTGGCGGATCGAGAGAGAGGAACAAGCGGCCGTACAGGAACAACGATTAGAGAAGATGTCAGCGCGCTTTGATCAGCGCTTCAACAACCGGAAATCCTTCATCTCCCGCCACCAGGATACTCGCCAATGGGTCGGCTGGATGAGTTGGATACCGCAGATCATTTCTGCTATTGCTGCATTCAAGGGAGCGAGGGTGCTTATAGAGTGGGTACCCATTCCCTACTTCGATTATATAGTCGGCATTGCTGTATTGATTGGCTTGGAAATAGCCAAGCGGCATTGGTCGGACAAGTTCTGGGATCGCTTCTTCGCGACCAAGCGCATCCACCTTGGAGCGTTCTCTGTCAATGCTGCCCTATTCATCATTTCCCTTTTCTTTTCAGCTTATGGTTTCTACTTCCTGGTCAGCGATAACAGTCAGGAAGCAAAACTGATGGGCACCGCTGGCGATCCGGAAGCCGTGGCACTACAAGACCAGCTTCGCACGTCGAAAAGCGAACTCCAGGCCATGATCGACGACAAGAGCAACTATAACCACGAGGGTAAATTCTACTATAAAATGATACCTGCCAAGGTAGCCAAGGAGGAACAGATAGCAGAACTCACTACTACCCTACGCGAAAAGCACGGCATATATAATATTGCCAATACCGCTATCCTGTCCGAGTGGACCATCCGTAAGAATTTCAAGAGTTACACTGGCATCACCATCACCATCATAGCCGAAATTATATTCGAACTGATGATGGCTTTCTGTAGCTTCTATGACTTCCGGCGGTGGCTCATCGAGCGGCGCATTATGGAGAAGCGAAAATCAAAAGGGCATCCCCTACCGGAGGACGCCAAAGGCAAGCATTTCACGAACGGCAAACCAGTAGCTACATACGAAACTGGCCAGCATCTTGTTGAGGAAAGTACCTTGCCGCAAGCTGAAGTAGCTACCCCACCCCCCGAAGTGGAAGAACGAACCCGGGTCCGTCCGTTTAGGGGTGCGCTGGAGAAACCAGTAGCTACCGGTAGCTACCCAATAGCTACTTCAGAAACCGGAACAATAGATGTGAGGGCGGATATGCTTATACAAGCGCTTAGAAACGCAAATAGCAACCTGACCAGCTGGGACAAAAAAACAGACGGAGCAGCAAAAGAAAGGAATCTGGCTAGGTATCAGGCGATATATGACGAAGCCGCAAGAGAACTGGAGACGCATGGCATTCAGGTAGGAGACGTGCTGAAAAAGCGGACAACATGAAAGCACAGCATCGCTTCATTATGCCCGGAGATGAGCAGAAACTGCTGGACTTCCAACTGAATAGGGCAGAAGGAATAATACTTCTCAATTCACTTATAGAGGTTATCGATCGCTATGAGATGGATGGAAAAGCATTTTTGAAATTGAACACGCTGGCTGAAAAGCTGGAGAAATCACTAAGCAAAGACGAAGTTGGGTAATTAGCCTTATACGCAGCAGGGCAGCCCCCCGCCCTGTTTTTTGAGAGATCACATACACACCAATTCAATCAACTTATCAGGCTGGTACTGTCCTTGCCTAGGGCGAGGACAATACTGATATTCGACTCCGGACAATCAGGATGGAGCCGTTATACGCTTCGCAAGGCAAAGCGTATAACTGTACTGTATTCCTGATAGTCCGATGCGTGGAGGGGCAGGTTACTGTCCTGTACCCTCCCTTTTTTCATCGGAAAACACGGACAATCAATGGTACAGCATTATTCCATTCCTGAAGAAACAGTAGCAAAGATAAAGCAAGCCGCAGTGCTGCATGAAGTCATTGCTGATTTCAGCCAACTGAAGAAATCCGGTAGCGACCTGGTCACCACCTGCCCCTATTGTCATGGCAAGAAGTTCCAGGTAAGCCCTGGCAAGGGCCTCTATAAGTGTTTTTCCGGATGTGAGAAAGGAGGGAATAATGCAGTACAGTACCTCACGGAAATACAGGGAATGGCCTTCATCGATGCCCTGAAGCACATTGCCGGCCATTACAATATCCCCATCGAGCGCCCACAAACAAAAAAGAAGAAATCGGCCAGCCGGAAAATGAAGTTTCGGGATGCGCAACTCAAAGCGAGCGGGATATCCAAAAAAGCGCAGAAGTGGTGGCTCGTAAAAAAGGAAAGCGCAAAGGTGGAAATGGACCGCTACCAGGATGCCAGCGTAGACCGGGCATTCAATGTCGTGCCGGGCGACGATATGGTACTGCACTACCTCGACCTCGATGGCGCCCCTATGACCTACCAGCCGCCCAAGGGAAACAGGAAGGTACTGGTACGAGTGCGCTGGGCCAATCCCGAACTACATTTGAGCAGGGAAGGTAAGCCAATGAAGTACCAAAGCCCGCCGAAGAGTGGCAGCCACCTATGGTTTCCAAATACGCTACTGAAGGCGTACAAGGCCAGCGAGATTATAGAGACACTGTACATCACTGAGGGAGAAAAGAAAGCGGATAAGATGTGCCTGGAAGGCATGATGACCGTAGGCATTATGGGCATTCACAACTTCACGCTTAATGAGATGCCACGGCAGTTTGAATTATTGATTAAGCGATGCGGCATATCGCGAGTAGTCTTCCTACTCGATGCCGATTGGCACGAGCTCAGCATCAACGAAAATAAGCCGGTAGATCAGCGCCCGAAGGGTTTCTACCGGGCGGTGAGTAAATTCCGAGATTACTTCTATGCCTATAGTTCATCAGGCATCTACCTGGATATATTCTTCGCTTATGGAAAAGATATAACTTTCAAGGGGCCAGATGATCTACTCGTAAGGGGTATACCCAAAGGTGCCGAATTGAGCCTACAAAAAGATTTTGAACAGGCATTCATCAGCCGCGATGGCGAGGGTGAGTACATCAAAGTACATAAGGTTACCGACATTAGTAACTACCAGTTGAAAGAGTTCTGGCACCTGCATGCAGCTCCTGCCTTCATGAAGGCCCACGAAGAAGCCCTGAAGAAGATGCCTCACTTCATCTACAACCGAATGAAGTGGCGGTGGGATGAAGAAGAGAAAGCGTTCCAACTAGCACAGAAGATACTGCCACATGAACAGTATTGGCGGGAAGAAGAGATTGAAAAGCGCGATGGCACTGTATTCACGAAGTACCACTATCGGTACCAGAACATGCGCATCTTCCTACAAAACAGAGGATTCGGCCAGTATGAATATGAATTCGATCGGTATAGGTTCATACACATTGATGGCCAGATTGTGAAGGAGACTTCACCCAGCCATATCCGCCGGTTTGTGCGGGACTTCACTGAGGATATCGATGAACCCGAAGTATTGGAAATGATACTCAGGGGCGGCAATGCCTACATGGGTAGCGACAAACTTGCCGACCTATACCTACGCCAGTTGGAGTTCATGGAAGGCAATCGGGACACAATGTATCTCTTCTTCAAGAATCAATACTGGGAGATCACTCAGGATGGCATCACGGCCAGGCCCAATCAGGATTTGCCGAAATACATCTGGAAGAATAATGTGATTGACTTCGCACCCAAGAAGTTTGATCGACCTATGCTGGAAGCTAATCGAGAAGGCGACCATTGGGCAATTGAATTTTCAGAAGAAGGCAGGCATTGTGACATACTCACCTTCAATGTGAAGACATCGAATTTTGCTTGGCGTAAAAACTACATGCTCAAGAACATAAATGGGCAGATGAAGTATGTGCTCAAGCCCAATCCGGAAGCGATGACCGAGGAAGAAGTGAAGCTCCAACGCGAGCACTTCATGGCTAAGGTTTTCGCCAGCGGCTATATCATGCATGACTATCTCGACTACAGCCTGATGAAGGCAATCATCTGCATGGATGGAGATGAGAGTGCCGTAGGCCGTAGCCAGGGTGGTACGGGGAAAAGTATATGGAGTAGTCAGTTTGACTTCATGATGCCCACTGAAGTGATCGATGGAAAAAGTAAAACCATTGAAGACGATAAGCACGTCTACGAGCTGGTAGATGAACGCACCAGGTTGATCACTTTCGATGATGTGCGCGTAAATTTCAACTTTGAATGGCTCTTCTCACAGATCACCAGGGGAATAGTGACCAACCCCAAGGGCCAGAAAAGAACCCGCCTGTTGCCTCCAAAGTTTGTTATCAACACCAACCACGCCATCAATGGCGAGGGCAACAGCTTCAAGCGAAGGCAATACCTTCTTGGTTTTTCTGACTACTATAATGAATACCGAACCCCCTACGATGACTATGGCTACCAGCTATTCCAAGACTGGGATTATGTAGAGTGGAATAGATACTACAATTGGATAGCCACCACAGGAATGCTATACCTCCGCCACCGGCTCGATTACACAATACCCGAGGAAGCCCTGGAAAAGCGCCGCCTACGCCAGCAGATTGGCGAGGGATTCATAGAATGGGCTACGTTGGTATTTGATACTGAGCAAGATGCTGCTGGAGTGCGCAGCGGTATCTATCTCAACAAAAAGCTGGAGCGCAGCTGGCTATATAGCAAATTCCTCGACCAATACCCTGAAGAAAAACGATACACGACCAACCGCCTATTCAAAGAGAAATTGCAGAAATACTGTGAGTATGCAGGCCTGCATTTCAATCCCACCACTAGCGGTAGTCGCCTGAAGAGCAATGGCAAAGAGTATATGATCATCGGAAGCAAAGACTTCGATGCCAGGACCATGGCGAAGAATGTGGTCGATAATGACGAAGATTTTCGTAGACACCAATCAAATATTTTCTAATGAAAACTAATATCAAAATTGAAACCGGCGACCATACCAAAGAGCTAAAACGCATACACCGATTACTACTGCCTCAGGAGCTGAAGGACAAAACACAAAAGAAACTGAGCGAATATGAAGCGGCAAAGCGCTGGAAGCTTCGTGAAGATGTCATCCGCCTGGCGAAGGTCATCGAAGAGCAAGGCCTCGATGTTGACCTAGTGATTGACATCCTACAGCGCTATCAGCCTACAAGGCGGCGGCCGATACAACAAAGCATGTTTACGGGTAGCCAATACCCGACTTAATATTCAACCTGAGTACACAATTCAGAGCGCCGCATGCCCCCCTGCGGTGCATTTTAAACACACTCTTATGACTAAATCAACCATTCTCCAGGAAGTAAGGGCCATTCAGGCAGAAATGCGGAAGGATTGGTACGATGATATTTCAAACCTTCACCACAAATTCAGCAGTGCTGATCATAACCGATATGCAGCACTTGATAACCTGGTCAGCATACTGGAGGCTATACAAGTGGAACAGATGAAAGACTTGGCAAAGTTGATTATTCAAGTGAATGCTGAGCATTCTGATTGCAGAACATTGTCAGGACAAGAAGTTTGATATGCCCATTGACTACAGAAACTATCCGAAAGACTGGAAGCAACGGCGCAAACGCATCCTAAACCGGGATAAGCACAAGTGTACGCAGTGTGGCGTACCCAACTATAGCGTAATAGTCCGGAAGGAAGGAACGGAGTACACACTGATTGCCAGGTGTGCCTCCTATCAGGAGGCCATCGATGAGAAGCACAAACAACTAATAGTGAGTAGCGTAGACGACCAGGTACCTGCAAAGATGATAATCATTGTCCTTACCGTGGCCCACCTGGACCACGACGAATGGAATCACCAGGTGAAAGACAACCGGCTGGCTACGTTCTGCCAGCGCTGTCACTTTCACTATGATGAGGCTGATAATCAGAAGAGGAAGCTATATGGTAGGCAGTATGCCCGCCATCAACTAAACTTATTTAAAACCCCAATAATATGACATTAGGATTTTCAATGACAATCAATGATAAGCCTACCTGCTTCATTGAAAAAATATGGGAAAGCCTCATAGGTATTGATATAACACCATCCACTTACCGGGAATATCATGAAAAATATCAGGAGTTATTTCGAGTGTGTTTTGACGGATACCATAAGGCAGAGATGAATCCCAAAAACCATACCCTTCGAGAGGACAAAACAGACAGATGGAAAGCAGGCCGTGATATACACTTTGTAATCAATAATCGCACCCCTCTTCGATTTCAATTCGCGCCGGTCGTTCCCTGCATTTCTGTGCAAAAAGTTGAGTTCCTTTGGTCGCTAGACAAATGGGACCATCGAGATGGATCAGTAGCCGTGCTGATTGACGAGAAGGAAGTAGGCGGTGCCTGCTTCATAAATGGCGAATTACAATCCTCAGAATCAGAATTTGAAATAATCAAGACCCTAGCCCGAAACGATGGATTCGATACTGCTATCGACTTCCTGAGATACTTTGACCACGATTGGTCAGGCAAAATCATCCACTGGACAGATTACAAATATTAACTACAACTCTTCCCCCCAGGGTTGGCAAAACCCACACCCATGATCATAGCAACTATTGTCATTATAACTGGCATTATCTGTGCTGGTTGCTGGGAGGATTAATTACAAAATCAAAATTGATATAAGATGAAAGATGAAACTAAAAACACCTTCCACGGAGACGACGAAAATGTAGAGGTTAAATGGTGGCACATTCTCCTATTCGGTACAATGTGCTTCATTATCGGGGTGCTTAGCTACAATTTGTTTTTGGAACTCTTAGGACTATGGACGGCATGATCAGCGAATCTACATTAGACTTAATCAGTTGCTTGCATCCAGCAGGCCAGGCTGCGTTCATTGTCGCATATATGCTGTGTAAAACAGCAGTATCGATAGCCTTAATGCACTATGGATAGAAGTTTATTTATCACTTGATCTTCAAATAGTAAAACCATGCCAAAGCACGACACTTTCAATATCGAATATCAATACCAATTATTACTCAAGCGCATGAATCTCCAAGAAGATCGCATGCACCCTCAGCAAAAAATACAACTCAAACAAACCTTCTATGCCGCGTTTGGACAACTGCTAATATTATTGAGGCAAGATGTGTCAGCACTGCCTGAAGAAGATGGAATTCATGCCCTAAACAATATGCTGGCTCAAGTGGGTGATTTCTTTTTAGCTGAGAGTGATAGAGAAAATTGATTTAAGTCGAGCAATTCCCCTGGACAAAAACAAGTGTTTTTGTCCAGGCGGAAAACGGAATCGTAACTACCTGAAAACCAGTACTCGAAAAAACGTTTTTTCACAGGGGTTTTTGTCCACCCCCAAAGAAATACAATAATGAGGATCAATCTAAAAAAACTCAAATTCGATAAGGTAGCTAGCAAAAACGCTCCCGAGCTGACTTGCAATAATTGCGGCAAGCGGAACTCCGCTTACCATTGGCACATGGCTGACATTCCATTCAATGATGGCAGTAGTGACCATTTCAGTATTGCCCTCTGTTCCTCCAAGTGCAAAACGGCTTTTCTAAAAGCCCCCGGCGTACAAGAGTATTTGGTACACTCCATTAAAGAGGCAATGGAAGCTAAAGCGAATATGTCTCCTGAGCCTGAGTTCCCCCCAGAGATCATGAAGATTATGGGAGATTCTATTCGGAATGTTTTTGGGGATGTCGATATAGAAGTGGAGCGGCAAGGGAGCCAGATATTATTTAAGCCAAAAAAAAGTGACGATGAATAAAAAATACCGACTCTGGCTAAACGCTGTAAGAGAGGACAGCATAGCTAAATTTTACGACCAATTTTTCTGGACATTGGTTTCCTCTGGCCAGTTCAAAAAAATGTATCAAGATGGAATGTCACCCGAAATGGCAGCATTCCAGTTGATACCTTGGTAACCACTATAAAAAAGTTCAGATGGACCATGTAGACACAAAACGATTCGGTATCAAGATTCTCCTACATCGTAAGGATTATCATTGTTCCGACTCTACGCTGTTGAAACATCTGGATGGGTTCACCTTTGAGCGATTCAACAGATGGAGGTGGTATTTTCGTTACCTGGAAGCTCGCTTCCAGATAGAAAACCCCAGGAGACTGGTGGAGCTTCAAATTTTCAACTACACACACTTAAATGAGAAGGAGGTCCACCGCATCAACTTGAAAAATAAGTTACGCAGTGCGAAAGCGAAAGTAACAGAATGGACAAATAAGATTGAAAGATTCAGACAAGGGTACAATGAGCTATTCCCGATTGAAGAGTATCCACCTTATCAGAGGGCGATAGCAAAGGTTGAGGCGAAAAAAGTACGCGTAGAAGAACTGACGAAAGAATTAGCATCACTATAAAAAAGTTCACGATGGATACTATCTACATCGAGCTAGAAGGAAACCTGCAATACATAGCTGTCCGCGTTCTACCGGCGGGCTATATGTCTAATTACATCCTCGTTGAGGATGAATACACAACGACTCGCGACTACCTGAAACCACCCTGCTTCCGTAAGGTAGAATTGTCCGAGTTGGGCGAACTGGATAAAATTTTCGAATGGAGAAATTGGATGAAGGAAAAGTTATTAACCGCGTATACTCACGCTAATCAATCACTATAAAAAAGTTAACGATGGGGAATCTGATATTGTGGTCAATCATAGACTTGATCACAGGAGTAATGAAAGCACTAAGAAGGGTAAGGTCGTACATAATTAGCTGTACGAATGAGTATGATTAATCACTTGAAAAAAGTTCATATGGATAGAATAACACAATTATTGAAAAAGCTGGAGGATAATGATAGATCGGGTGATATAATCGCCTGTAAAATTGAAATGTTCTCAGATGGCTCAGGGAGCTTAATCGTTGAAACCACTAAGGTTTTTTTAGAATTCGACTTTGAATCAATAGCCGAATTGTATCGAAAAATTGATTTTCACACAGTTTAAATAAGTTCAAATTTTCAATCATGGACAAGAAAAAGATCATTGAGGAAATATCATCCAAGCATACAGATGGAGTCATGCGTAATGCCGCAAAACTGGCATTAGAAATGATGAAGGACGAAACAGGGGTAATTGGGAGTCATATAACAGACATTAGCGATGACGGTCTAAATGAGTTCAAACGTGAGTGCTTTTCCTGCTACGCTTCCTGTAAGGGCGAAATTGGCCTCGTTGAGATTGGTGTAGACGGAGTAGGGAACTATGCAGTGCGCATCAACAAAGAGATTGCTACTAGGACTCAAATATCAAGATTAGCAATTTCCTTTTATATTCAAAAGATTAGCTAACGTATCAGAAACGATACCAAGGGGGCGGCGGATGGGGCGATGCCCATTGCGGCTCATAGCCCCCTTGGTTTTTATCACGTTCAAAAATTATACTATGAATCACTGTAAGTCCGATTATGTCAGCTACGAACAAATTGAGATATACCGATCCGAAGAGGAGTTGCCAGAGGGTAGCGTGCAAATAGTTGATCTGGTCTTAATTGATACCGAATTGCACTTCATAATTAAGGCGAATAGCCAACCCGGTATTGTACTCATCAGAAATCCCGCAGACTTTCATCAGTTAAAGCGGCTTAATCTCTCTAATTGCGTCGGCTGTTTCTCCCCGCTTGCCGTATGAAAACCGCCCTATACGCCAGAGTATCCACTCACGACCAGCAGACCCTCTCGCTACAGTTGGAAGCTATGTACAGCTATGCCAACCGCCGGGGCTGGGCCGTGGTGCTGGAAGTACAAGAAACAGCCAGCGGCGCCAAGCAGCGCGATCAGCGCGATACCATTCTCGAAGCCGCCAGGCGGCGCGAGATCGATGTGGTGCTGGTGTGGAAGCTCGACCGTTGGGGTAGATCGCTTGCTGACCTGGTCACTAGCCTCCAGGAGCTTAATGCGCTGGGCGTAGGATTTGTATCGATCACCGAGGCGCTGGATATGACAACACCTAGCGGCAAGGCCATGGCCGGCATGCTGGCAGTGTTTGCCGAATTTGAGCGGGATATCCTGCGGGAGAGAGTAAAGGCTGGGATCGCTCATGCCAGGTCCAAAGGGCAACGGCATGGACGGCCGAAGTCTGCGGCACTGAAAAAAGCCCAGGCCATAGAGCTGCAAAATACTGGCCTCAATATCACTCAAATAGCAAGCGAGCTTGGAATTAGCCGGACTTCGGTACGGCGAATATTGAAATGAAAGAATAGGCAACAGCCACACCGGCGCTGACTATACAGCCCACTGGAACCCTTCCAGTGGGCTGTTCTATTTCCTACCCTATCCGATGGCAACCTGTAGTTGAAAAGCGCCCAGGCCCTATATATTATATTTATTTATTACTGAAAATTGTAAAAGGTGGGTTACCCCTAACCTAAGTAAAGAAGTGGACTTTTGGACTGATTGACTCTAAGTTAAAGATAATCAGCGTTTTGTGCAGTCCAAAACACAGTCCACTACAGTCCAAAAGTCCAAAAGTCCAAAACGGTGTATCAATAGTCCACTACAGTCCAAACCGTTTGGACTGCATAAAGCACTGATAATCAGTATAGAAAAGTGTTAAAGTCCAAAAGTCCACTTTAAAACAGGGTAACCCTCCAACCCCCCTGTTGTAAAAATGGTGTTCAGATGGTCCTTTTTTCAGGTAGCAAGTGAGGTGATATTGTAGGCCAATTGATTATTGAACCACGAAACCATCAACCATGGCACAACAGCAAGACCAGCCCGTAGAGCAGTACGGGATAGAAGAAACCAAACCCACCCTAGAGATCATCACCACCACTATCACCGCTGTCGCTAACATGGACAGCAATAAGGATGGAGACATACAGACCATAGAGGTATTGAATAGTCTCCAGCTGGTAGCCTTCAAAGTGATCCGGCAGATACCCGACATCAAGAAACTCCGCCAAGAAGCGACCGACTACAGTGAGGCAGAAAAGGAGGAGATATACAATATCATCAAGGCAAACGTATCGATGCCAAAGGCTAAGATCGAATACTTGGTAGAACGGGCACTCAACATCATTATCGACCTGGTCGATTTCGTGATGGAGATGCAAAAGCCTGACGAAGAGTTTGAATAAGACATAGCGCCTATATCAAACTACTAGAGAATCAATGTGTTAAGAGTGTGTAGAGTGGGGATTGAATACAACTTTTTCCCCACTTTTTCGTATATTAGAAGTGTGTACTCAGGAATTGTTCAACCCATATCTGCACACTCATGAACATTCCTGGAAGTATTCCGGTACGCCGGTATCTGAAGAAGTATGTAATGCACCGCGAGAACCTGAAAGAGGGGGAGGTGCTAGACCTGAACCGGCGGGGATCTATCCCGCTATTCCTTGGTTGCTTGCTTCAGGGGAAAACAAACCTTCACTATTTTGAGGAAGACAATTACATCCCATCTGAGGGCTACTTCGATGACCTCCTCAATTTTAAGATAGATTTATGGCGAAGCAAGCATGGAAAGGTAGTAATCACTTGGCCAAGTGTCAGGTTGTTTGATTCCTTTCTCTATCAAGATTTTCACGACTACCTCCTAACTCGAATACTCACTGCCCGATCTGATCATAAAGAGAAAGAGCGTATTGTGATAGAACAGGTAATGTACGAGTTGGACATTATAGATGACATTACTTTCGACGCTTTGAAAAAATCCTCATTTCGCCTAAGAAAATTGCGTCGAATTCCTCACTTTCGTTCCAGGAATCGTATAACGGGTTGAAACCTAATGATACCAATGGGTTTCAACCCAAACCTCTAAAAATAGCCTGTCCTCTGATTTAGTCGTTTTGGGCATCATTTGTCCAAAAATAGCCTGTCCTTTCCTGCGGCTTACTTAGCTACTACATTCGTAGCATGATACAAAGTATCGACTCATTTTGTGGATTCCCTAACCTGCCCGGATTGGTCAGCATAGAATATGCACCGGTGCAATGGATTTATGCGGACGAGTTTGAACGCATCATCACCGATGCAGGTAACTGGCAGTACAATATCACTTTCACTACCGGCAGTTGGTTGTCGGCCAGCCTTCTTCCGTCCAACCGGCTATGGAATGAATTACCGCAGAATGCTGTCCAAGGGGTATACTATCAGCAGCAGGCGAATGGCATAGCGCCCAAGCTTCGACCGGCAGTATCACACACATTAGCTAAAATGGAAAAGATGGGGTTTCTGTTGAAGCTTCAGGACCGCAATGGCCAGCCCTGGATATTGGGCGACTTGGACCATCCTTTCTTCTTCCTCGCAGGAGGCACGACAGGAGATGAGTCGGGCTTCAATAATTACGAGTTGAATTTCACGAGCAATACAAAACATAGGGCTTCCGGCTTTGTACCGGTATTGCCTTAACGTCCTGTTATAGGCGTAGAAACTAAGCGATTTTCGCAATATGAATAAAGGAGAACAATATTTCAATGTAGTGGCGATAGAGGGCGAAGACTCTGCCGACCTGCTGCTGTATGGCTACATTGGCCAGGAAGATTGGTGGCGAGAAAACTCGGAGAAAGACCTGACCGACCTGGTGGTAGTGCAGAAGCTTAATGAGTTGGAGAAGGATTACTCCCGCATCAATATTCGCATCAACAGCCCAGGCGGAAGCGTGTATCATGGTGATGCTATCATATCAGCCATCCGGCGAAGTAAAGCTGAAGTACATACCTATAATGATGGTATGGCGGCAAGCATGGCAGCTCAGATTTGGCTGACCAGCCCTAACCGGCACATGGCGAAGAACGCGAAGTTGATGATTCATGCCACTTTATCAGGCGTGATCGGCAATGCGCAAATCCTTCGAGAAGAGGCGGACATACTGGATAAGTATGATGAATCGCTTATAAGCATGATTGCCGAACACACAGAGATGAGCGAAGCAGAGGCAAAAGCTAGATACATCGATGAATACAAAGACAACTTCTTGACCTACCGCGATGCCATAGAAGCAGGTTTCATCGCCGAGGATGAAGAGGAAGAGTATGAAGCAGAAAACGTGATCAAAGATGTAGAGCAGATGAACTACCGGCAGATCATGAACCACTTCGATGCACAACCAGCCGAAAAGAATTCTTTCCTCACAGAATTGAAAGACACTATAGTTGGCAGCTTACGGCAGTTTTATCCCGCCCCCGCTAGCCAAAATCATTCAAACCAAAAAGACGAAATCATGAACAAAGACAATCTTGTTCAAAGCCTCGAATCTGGCGCCATCACGCAGGATGAGGTGGCAGAAGTTTTGCGGGAAAACAATTTCACCGTAGAGCCTGTGCAGACGACAGACGAGTCAGAAGAAACCAATCTGGCGGATACCATTACCCAAGCAGTAGCCGCTGCTGTCAAACCCTTCCAGGAGCAGATCACCAATCTGCAAGCAGAAGTGCAACGCATTGGCGGAGAGGCTGGCGATACTCGCACCAATACTGATGCTAAAGAAGACCCTTATAAAGGGCTGAGCGCTGAGGAGAAGGCGGCGAAGCAGAAGATGGAAAAAATGAATGCTGAATGGAAAGCTGCTGGGGAAAATCGGGAGCGCATTCAGATCGCCTGATAAAGCCGCAAATTGAAGCGGACATTTTTTTCTAATTCCACGAATATTTTAAAGCAAAGAAATCATGGCACATACTTTTTCTATAGATGGTACCGCTGTAGCACTCAACCAGGTGTTGGTCACGAAAGAGCGGGACATACAACAGCAATTGCGGGTTGGTTTGGAGTTTGAACGAGAGTTTACTTTCCAGCCTACCGAACACACCTACTGCGCTCCTAATGTTGTGTTGGGGAATACCTTACAGCCTTATCAGGCCGCATTCACTTCTAATAACTCCGAGACGTGGGACTCTGTTGAGAACACCCTGGAGCATGGCAAAGCTGATATTCTCTTTGATGCAATTCAGCTGGAGGAAGCCTGGGACACCCTTTTGGCGAACTTTTTTGAACTGGACAAAAGCCCGGATATGTGGGACTATGCCAACTACGTGATCCAAAACGTGGTCATGCCAAAGTTGAATGAAGAAATCAATAAGGCTAGTTGGTCAGGAGTAAGAGTTGACCCAACTCCTGGCACTCCTGGTACTTATCTGGAAGCTTGGAATGGCTACGCCAAAGTGATTGCTGACGCGATTACTGCCAGTAGCTTAACTCCGATCGCTACAGGTGCATTGGTGGCCGGTACAATGGAGAGCCAAGTGCGCACTTTCTGTGCTGGATTACCAGAAGCATATCGTTTCCGCCCTGGCAAGATTTATATGTCAGCCACTAGGGCATTGCAGTATGCTGAAAATTATCGCACTAATCATTCCTACACCAGCGAAGTACGTGACGATGCAGACCGGCCTATATACCGGGTTGATTTCTATAACAAGCACATCGTGCCTATCCTGGCAATGGAAGGGTCTGATCGTATGTTTTTTAGCCCCGATACGGCAGATAATATCATCATCGGCAACCGCATTAAGAATGGTGTGGTACAGTCTCCATATCCCCGCTTCCGCTTCCAGGTCTTTGACCGGCAACTGAAGTGCCTGGCAGAAATGAGCCGCTTTTATGGGTTCCGATACTGGGGCCACCTGTTTGTGAACGACCAGGCATAGTTGTTCTCATGACCGTAACAGCCAGGCGTAATTACGCGCTTGGCTGTTAGTTACTATTCATTCAACTACAATTAATAATATCATGGCAGATCAAACTATAGAACAATTGCAGAAAGAGCTAGCTGAAGCAAAGGCTGAAGCCAATGCCCTTCGTGAAAAAGTAGGGGGCAAAGACAATACAGGCCGCCCAATTCCAGGAAAAATAACTGTAGAACTGGAAACACCAGATGGCAAGAAAGAAAAGAAGACGCTGAAGTTTCAGCCGGGCTACGTCAATTGCCGGTTGGAAGGAGGGCTGATTGTGAAGAGTGAGCATCTGATGAAGCTGGCTAACGGTGCCAAGCTCAGCAAAGAGGAACTGGCAGAAAGCGCTAACCTGAAAGGTAAAGACAGTGCCTTCGCAAAAGATTGGCTAACCCACCTGGCTCGCATCCGAGTGAGCTTTCTGGTACCAGCCTGATCTGCCGATCTATTTTTTTTGAATTTTTGAAAACGACAATATCATGGCATTAACTTCAATGGTAAGAGCATGCGGCACTCAAAGCGTACCAGGTACGAAATTGGTAATGTACGTGGCAATCATATCTGAACTTGCTGCTACTTGGCCACAAACCGCCGCTGAATTGGGGGGCACAGACAAAGGAGACACTAAAATCCTGGGCGAAGCTTGGGACTTCAGCGGTGCGGCTGCGGGTGCTGGCTATTGGCGCAGGTACAATGTGCTTGTAGATACGGGCCAATTGCGTACACTGCTGGAAGGTGAGATCGGAGGAAATGGATACCGACAACGTCTTGATGTATTCCTACAAGGCAATGGTCCTGTCGAAAATGAGCAGGCTGATGATTTTCTAGGTTACTCTGGTTGCGTTATCGTTATGATCGGGACGAAAGAAGGCAACTATCCTGTATTGGGTGACCTGGAAAACCCAGTGTTTGTAGAGTCGGCCGAAGGAGGATCCGGTGGTGACAGGGCTGGATTTCAGTACACCTTCTATGCGAATACCGGCAAAACGCCGCAATTCTACGATGTCAGCCTTGGCATCGACGAAACGCCGAACCCGTAATTGATTAACTGACTAATCAATAATATTACGACATGGAAAAGAATACCATAAGCCTACCGGCAGATGTAGCTGAGCAATACGAGCTGGTAGGTTGGAAAGGATCAGCCAAACAATTTTTTGGCGCCAAATTCAGGTATGTAGATGTATCTATCATCAGCCTGGATAAAGCAGCTTGGCTGGTAGCCAATGGTTTCCGACAATTGAAAAAGAAAGCGGAGCGTAAGAAGCCCGCCAAGGCTGAAAAAGAGTAAGTTTAACCGGTCGTGCTCATAAACGAAACCTGGCTCAATAGGGCTGGGTTTTGTCATTTCGTAGCTACAGCTAAGCCAGTATCTTAGTGAAATGATACTTGCAGATTTGGTACACTCTTGGCTGGAAGAGGATGGCAGCTATGTCCAAGGCTTGGCGCTTTATCGCCAGACGGGTGGTACCAAACAGGTAGCCTATTTTGAGCAATTCCTAAAGGCGGCTTATGTAGATCCGGACGTGAAGGCTGCGCTGCGAAAAGAGCTGGAAATGTATGCCAGCCTTAATCAGCCATCCTCTTATATCTCTGCGCCTAAAATGCCTCATAGGCCTGCTGCAAATATAGATTCAGAACCAGAGCCTATTTTAAAGCTCCGCGAGAAGGCCGTCCCTATTCATAAGCGATATAGCCACCTGAAGGCAGAACTCTATGCTGAGGCTACCAGGAAGCGCCCTAGCAAAAGAAAATTGTTGATGCTTGCCAGGGAGATTATGCGGGATGTACTGCCGCTACTGGATGGCATATACGACCAAATTAGAGAATGGCAACGCACAGGGGAAATACCCGATATGCCTCGCCCACTTATTGTAGAGGAAACGGTTAAGAAAATGAAGCAGGTGAATAGCCTGGCTACCAGGCTCAGCCAAGTGCGCCGGAAACTGAAAGGTGAGCTGGATGAGATTACCCGTGCGCAGTACGAAAAAGAAGTAGTAGAAAAAGGAACCACCCTGGCAGAGCTTCGGGCAGAGCTGGGATTAACAGAGGATTGATGCAGAAAAGAGACAAAAGGCGAAACATAGAAGTGATGCGCGAACTGTTGGCTGGGCAGCGGCAGGCAGAAGAACTCACCCCTACACAAATCAAGTATGTAGAGGATATACGCTTTTGCCTGGGTTTGCTGCTGAAAGGTTACCCGCAAACGACTGTGATTCAGCTACTTCAAGAAGGTGTCAACATAGCTTATTCTACCGCCTGGCGGCTGATAAGGGAAACGGAGGAAATTTTCGGGCCTCAGGGCGAAGTAGATAAGCGGTTCAAAAGGTATACTGCATCAGAGATGGCTCAGGGGGCTTACGAAATGGCGGAGCGTAAAGAAGATGTGAAGGGGATGGTGGCTGCTACGAATGCCTACATAAAAGCCTGGGGCCTCGATCGTGATGATCCTGAAATGCCGGACTTCGATAAGCTTGATACGCCTGCCAATATCCTCGTCATTCCGGATGAGGTGGCTGAGAAGCTGAATGCACTGCCTCCCGGTGGTGCCATTAACCTTACAAACTTCCTCGAAAGTATAGCTGAAGATGTCGAACCACAATCAAACGAACCTGAAGGGACAACTACAGGATGAGATCGTAAGGCTGCACAAAAGAGGCAGCGGTGATTATGAGGGCTTGATCCGGCAGGTGAAAAACCGCAGCCGGGAACTATCCCTCAACCTGCCCCAGCTGGTGGCGGCAAAATATTATAAGAAGTTGAAGGTGTTGGAATGGGGCCGCGGTACAGGGAAGACTACATATAGAGGGAAGCATTGGAGCGACATCAATCGAGAGATGCCGCGCAGTACCGGGCTTTTTATCGGGCCGTCTTATCAGTTTATCCTCACTCGAATTATTCCTTCCTTAGTACAGGGATTGGAAATGTTCGGCCTGTACAAAGACCTGCACTACTTCATTGGCACCAAGCCGCCCAGGTCGTGGCGAAATAGCTGGGGTACGGCATACCAGCCACCTGCCAATTACAATAGATACATTACATTCTACACTGGCGTTGGGGTTCATCTAATTAGCCAGGATGTACCTGGTGATGGCCGTGGGCTGAACGCCGATTGGATCGATGGCGATGAAGCTGCGAAGCTGGATATCAATAAGCTCCAGCAAAATACAGACCCAACTCTGAGGGGCACTGAGGCTAATGCCTTCAGGAAGTCGACCTATTTTGGCAGCAAACTGTATACCAGCTCCACTCCGATTACTCCTGAGGGAAAATGGTTCACTGACCAGGAAGAGTTTGCTATCCGCCATCCGGATAAGGCTATCTTCATTTCTGCCGACTGTAGTCACAATGAGCATAATCTCAGGCAAGGCTTTTTGGAGGAAGCGGAAGAACAAGCCTACGCTCAATGGGTATTCGATGCGGAATACAAGAACATTCGCCCCAAGTTCATCAAGGATAGTTTCTATGGCTTGCTAGATTCCGACCGGCACCTCTATGTCAATTACGATTATAACCATTACACCAAGCCAGGCCAGGCAATTGACTGCCGGGGTGATGCTGACCTGGTCAGAGGTGTGCCACTTATCCTGGGCGTTGACTGGGGCGCACAGATAAACTGCCTGACCGTCAACCAACACCTCAAGAGTGTGAATGAATACCGTACGATCAAAAGCATGTATGTGCTGGGAGAAAACCAGGAAATCCAGGATGACCTCTTCAAGCATTTTGATGAGTACTATCAATACCATGACAGTCGTGACATATTCCTATGGTATGATAATACTGGTAATAATGAAACCGGGCACACCCGCCGCACTCGTGCACAGCAAGCCCGTGATCAGTTAGCAAAGTTGGGTTGGAAGGTCAACTTAATGACCACCGGCGGAAGCAATCCGGAACACGATCTGAAGCATCGGCTATGGGAAATGATCCTAAGAGAAGATGTCCCTTACCTGCCACGATACAGGATGAACAAGGAGAATTGTGAGGAGCTATATATCTCTATGCGTTTTGCCAAAACCCGTGCCGGCACGAAGGGAGAGATCAAGAAGGACAAACGTATAGAGAAGAGCAAAACGGTGCCGAGGCAACATGCTACAGACCTAAGCGATGCCAACGATAGCCCACTCTTCGGGATGTTCAAATACTTACTCGGGCAAACTGGATTATTCACTCCTTCAGTCGTTTTCAGTAGCAGAGCCTCTTCAAAATAACCTTAACCAATTCAATAGTCAGGCCCCTTCTAGCCAGAAAAAGGAAATTCAGCTTTTTCTGTTTGGAAGAAAGTCCCGCCTGCGGATCGTGACTGGGAAAC